AGGTAGAGGTATGACTCAACAACGCGTAAGTCCTGTCGTTATCCGATCACAGCAACCTGCCGTTGTCACTGAAATTATCCAAGGTGCATCAGGGCAAAGTGTCAATCTATGGCAAGTCCAAAATTCATCGGGAACAGTATTACTTGCAGTCAATTCCGCAGGTCAAATTGCTCCAGCATCAACAAGCTCGATTGGACTTGTCGTTAAAGGATTAGCATCTCAGACTGGAAATTTACAGGAATGGCAAAACTCGTCGGGAACTATATTAACTTATGTAGATTCTTCTGGAATTTTTTATCCTGATTCTATTAGGCAACAAACAAATGTTCAGAATAGTTTTGGTGGTACTCCAATAGCAGGTGTGATTTTAACTGTAAAAACATCAGCATCGGGGAACGTTGGATTAATTGTTCAAGGGTCTGCATCTCAATCTGTAGATTTGCAAAGATGGCGAGACTCCACACCAACAGTCCTTGCTCGCGTCACTTCAGCAGGCGCTATTACCTCTGCCGCCGCCACCGCCGGTATCGGCTATGAGACAGGTGCCGGTGGTACAGCTACTCAAGGCGCTGGCAGCGGTAAGTCAACTGCCGTGACGTTGTCAAAGGTAACGGGGCAAGTAACGATGAACAACGCCGCTCTTGCGGCCAATACCACCGTCTCGTTTGTCTTGACCAATACTGCCGTCGCCGCTACGGATGTTGTTCACGTTCAACACATCTCTGGCGGTACCCTCGGTGCCTATACCTGCACAGCCGCACCAGCGGCAGGATCGGCAACAATCTATGTCCGAAATGTTACCGCTGGCTCACTTTCAGAAGCCATCGTGCTACAGTTTGTCGTCATCAAAGCAGTCACCGCATAAGGAGCAATAATGGATTACTCAACACTACTAACAGACGAACAGAAACGACAAATCCTCACCGCACGTCTTGAGCAGTTCGCTGCCGAAGGTTTCCAGCACACTCTTAACAGGCAGATTGCCGAGTCAGCCGACAACGCCGAAGGCGTTAAGGCCGCCGACGATGCCATCGCCATCTTGGACAAGGCCATCGAGGTGCATCAAGAAGAACTAGCTAAACTGCCAGCGGCGGAATAGGTAGCATCGGGGGATGCGCTTTCACGTTGTAAGCCTGCCTCATACGCAGACAACGCTTGATTACACTTCGTGCGCTTTTACTGAAAAGGTACGCAGATTTTCCATAATGATGACCAACTTAGGTCATCAGGTTTTTTTGTATTCAGGGCAAGAAAATACCACTCCTTGCTTTGAGCATATCCCTTGTATTAGCGAGCAGATGCGCCAAGACTCACTTGCTGGCGCTCATTACACGCAAGGCTCGTTTGATGCCAGCCTTCCTCATTGGCAGTATTTTAACGCGGCCGTTGCCAATGAAATAGAAGAACGAATCCAGCCGCACGATTTTATTTGTCTTATTGGCGGATATAGTCAGAAAGAAATTGCCGACGCATTTCCCGCTCATACAACCGTAGAATTTGGCATTGGCTATCCTGGAACATTTGCCAAGTTTAGAGTTTTTGAATCCTATGCTTGGATGCACTCAATTTACAGTCAACATAAATTAGCCTCAAGTGTCGATGGCAATTTTTATGATGAGGTCATTCCTGGCTATCTTGAACCGCACATGTTTCCATTGCAAGAGAAAAAAGGCGATTATTACCTTTTTATTGGTCGCCTAATTGAACGCAAAGGCTATCGCATTGCACAAGAAACCTGCCAGCGGCTGGGCAAACGCCTGATCCTTGCCGGCGCCGGTGACGCTGACGGGTATGGAGAATTTGTAGGAGTCGTCGGTCCAGAGCAACGGGCAGAGCTATATGGCGGTGCCATCGCCACCTTTGCCCCGACGCAATATATTGAGCCATTTGGCAATGTCGTCATTGAGAGCCATATGTGTGGCACACCGACAATCACCACCGACTGGGGCGCCTTTACTGAAACCAACATCAACGGAGTTACCGGTTATCGCTGTCGAACGTTGGCTGAATTTATGGATGCTGCCGAAGCTTGCAAAGATTTAGACCCTGCTACCATTCGCGCCACCGCCGTTGACAAGTATTCTTTGGATGCAATCGCCCCTCGATATGAGCGATACTTTCAGCGACTGCTAGGTTTATGGGATAAAGGTTGGTATAACGAAAGGGTAAGCAATGATAAGGAAAGAAATACTTGAGCAAGCAATAAGCCTGACAATTGAGGATCGACAAGATACTCACGGGCCTGCTTACATCAATCATCGCAGGATTGCAGACTTGTGGACTGCTTATTTAGAACATCCGATTTCGCCTGAGCAAGTTGCTATCTGTCTAGGGTTGATGAAGGTAGCTCGCTCGATGCACTCCTCCATTCGTGACCATTACATTGATGGCGCTGCTTATTTTGCTATTGCAGGAGAAATGGCAGAGATAGCAGAGAATCAAGCCAAATGGTAAGAACATTAGTTTTAGGCGCTGGCGGTTTCATCGGTAGCCATTTAGTTAAGTCATTGAAAGAGCAAGGCCATTGGGTTAGAGGCGTTGACCTGAAATACCCTGAGCATTGGGATACCTTTGCAGATGAATTTGTTATTGGCGATTTGCGTGATTTTAGAGTTGTTGAAGAAGTATTGGATGAGCCATTTGATGAGGTCTATCAATTAGCAGCCGACATGGGCGGTGCCGGTTACATCTTCACTGGCGATAATGATGCAGACATTATGCACAACTCAGCCAGTATCAATTTGAATGTGCTTGATAGGGCAAGAAAGATTGGCGTGAAGGGTGTCTTTTACTCATCAAGTGCCTGCATATATCCTGCTTACAATCAAGCCAATCCTGATGATTTTACCTGCGTAGAAACAAGTGCCTATCCTGCCGAGCCTGATAGTGAATATGGCTGGGAAAAGTTATTTAGTGAGCGCCTGTATATGTCCTACAACCGCAACTATGGGATGACAAATAAGATTGCTCGCTATCATAATATCTTTGGTCCCTATGGCACCTACGATGGTGGCAAAGAGAAGGCTCCTGCGGCTATCTGTCGCAAGGTAGCTCTCGCAACTGACCATATTGAAATATGGGGCGATGGTAAGCAATTGCGATCCTTTCTCTACATTGATGAATGTGTGAAGTTCACACAGAAGTTATACCGCGAAACGCTTTATGATGGCCCCGTCAATATCGGCTCCACCGAAACTGTGAGCATTAATATGTTGGCGGATATGGTTTCTGACATTGCTGGCAAGAATTTAGAATTTAGATATGTCGATGGTCCGACAGGTGTTCGCGCTAGAACTAGTCATAACAAACTTATTACTAATCTGTTAGGTGAAGCGCCGAAAGAAAATCTATATCAAGGCCTCATCCATACTTACAAATGGATACGGAGCCAAGTGCTATGAAGATGCTTGCTCTGATTCCTTCTCGTTCACGTCCACAAGCAGCCAAAGAATTATGGAAAGCGTTTGAAGCCACCGAAAGTTCATGCAGATTGCTTTTTGCCGTCGATGAAGATGATGAAACACTAGAACAATATATTGACTTACTAGGTGAAGAGATGGTGGCGATTACACCGTCGGCAGGCGTTCGCGGTGTCGTCTATCCGCTTAATTATTGGACTCGTATATTTAAAAATGATTACGAATACTTTGCCTTTATGGGCGATGACCATAGACCGCGCACGAAAGGTTGGGACAAGGCGCTTGCCAAGGTAATAGACATGGGCGCTGACATTGCCTATGGCGATGACTTATTGCAAGGGCGTAATCTTGCCACCGCCGGTGTCATTGCCGCTCGCATCGTCCGTGCCTTTGACGGGATGGCCCCTGACTGCCTTCAGCACCTCTATGTTGATAACTTTTGGATGCAAGTTGGCTCAGATTTGAAAACGTTGTATTACTGTACCGATGTCATTATCGAGCATTTACATTTCATCAATGGTAAAGCGCCAAAGGATGAACTGTATGCCGCTATCAATGACCCCGTTCGTTATAGGGAAGACGGCGAACGCTTGCGTCACTATATTGCCAGCGATGAATATAAGCAGATAATCGAAAGCCTGAAGAATTGAA